AGATGAATCTTCTACCGGTGGTGGAGTTAATCAAACCACCAATCAAATTGCATTCTTGACAGATCATAATTTTATCAACGGTGAACAGATAATTTATAATTCTTTAGGAAATACTGCCATAGCTATTGGTACGGCAGGAAATAATTCATTAATGCCTAATAACTCTTCATATTTTGTTGAAGTTAACAATAACAGAGCAATAAGATTATATTTCAATTTAAGTGATTTTGAATCAAAAAATAATCCTGTTGGAATTTTCACAGGATCTGGAGGTAGTCATAAATTTTCAACTCTCTCTACCAAAAAACAAGTTGATAGTATTAAAATTATTAACAGTGGAGAGGGATATACAAACAGAAAATTAATTACAAATCCCACTGGGATATCTACAACAGAAAACACAGTTAATTTTAATAATCATGGATTTAATAGTGGTGAAATTGTAGAATATGATTTTGAAACTACTCAAATTTCTGGTATTTCAACAGCAAATCAATTTTATGTTTTAAAGATTAACGATAATGCATTCAGATTATGCAATGCTGGTGTCGGGGGTACTATAATTTCAAATTATCAACAAGAAAATTATGAAAAATTCAATAGTACAGGATCTGGAGAACAATATTTTAAATATCCTGATATTTCTGTCTCAATTCAATATGTTACTGCCGGAATTGGAACAACTACACAAACACTTGAAAATCTAGTAGTAACTCCTGTCGTAAAAGGTGAAATTATAGATGCATATGTTTATCAACCAGGAACGGGATATGGATCAACAGTTTTAAATTATGAAAACAAACCACCAGTAACTGTAGAGAATGGTAAACTTGCTCAATTAACTCCAGTTGTTGTTGGAGGTAGAATTACTAATGTTACTATCAGTTATGAAGGAATACAGTACTATTCTGTTCCAGATTTAGTTGTTACTGGTTCTGGAACTGGAGCAGAATTGAGAGCAATAGTCGATGCTTCAGGAAAAATATCAGAAGTTAAAGTTATTAATACTGGTATTGGATATTCTTCCACAAATACAGAGATTCAAGTTATTTCTTCAGGACAAAATGCTATTATTGATCCTCAAATAAGAACATTGACAGTTGATGCTAACGCAAGATCTTCCACAGGAGAACTTCTATCAATTGGTAAGGATAAACTTCAATATACAGTATTAAGATACTTTGAAGAATTGAGAGATGCTTTCTTAGAAAATGAAAATATATCAAAAATTGTAGGTTGGGCATATGATGGAAATCCAATTTATGGTCCGCGTGGATATTCAGTCCCTGGAAATAAATCATCAGATAAAAAAATATTGCAATCTGGATATATAGTTGATACGAATAATGTAGTAGATAGACCGGATGGATTTACTGCAGGATTCTTCGTTGAAGACTATAAGTTTGATGGAAGTGGAGATTTGGATGAATACAATGGAAGATATGAAAGAAATGATGAATATCCAAATGGTGTATATGCATATCATGCTACCATAGATCAATTCCCATATTTCATAGGTAATAAGTACAGATCAAAGTTGATTTCAGATTCTAATCTGGATCAATCGTTCGATTTCAATAATTCTAATTTGTTGAGAAATACTTTACCATATAAAGTATCAGAAAAAAATGCAGATTATGACTTTATCAACGAAACTAGTGATGTTTTAGAGCAAAAAATAGAAATTTTATCTACAACTTCTGCTCCAATTGAATCTGTAAAAATACAAAATGGAGGTAATGATTTTAAAGTTGGAGATAAACTGATATTTGATGAAACTGGCACTTCTGGTAGTGGATTAAATGTTGTTGTAAAATCCATAAAGGGTAGAGATATTACAAATATTGTTACAAATACAACCACTAATTTAAATTCTATATTTTCGTGGGAATCCCCTAAAAAAGTAAAAATTTCAATATTACCAAATCACAATCTCTCAAATCTAGATTTTGTTACAATATCAGGATTTTCAACAGAGTTGACATCTTTAAATGGAACTCATCAAATTACTGTTCCATCTTATACAATTGGAAGATGCCTTTCAACAGTAACGAGTGTAGCATCTGTAGGACTAACGACAGAAATATATGTTGCACCAGTTCCAGATGAAGTTTCAATTGGTAGTAGTATTTCAGTTGGAACAGAAACATTAAAAATTCTTGACATATACAGAAATGAAAATATTTTAAGAGTTAAAAGAGGATTGGCAGGAGTATCTCATAGTGAGGGAGCTTCAGTATCCTTCTTACCAGATTCATTTACTATTTCCAAATCTGTAGATAAGTTTGAATCTGCAGTAAACAACACTATTTTCTTCAATCCTCATGAATCTGTTGGAGTAGGAACAATAAGTGGTGTTGGATATTCAACGTCCTTTGATTTTGGAGATATTGCCGTAGTCAGAGATATTCCAACAAAAGGTCTTCATATTGAAAATCATCCGTTCAAAACAAATCAATCAGTCATTTATAATGCTAACGGAACAACATTATCAATATCTACTGATGGTCAAACTCAAAGTAATATCCCATCAAATCTCTTTGTTGTCAACAAAAATCCAAATCTTATTGGATTAAAAACTGAAATTAATGGTGAAGAGTTATTCTTCCATACTAATGGTGTAGATAATGACGAATATTCACTGAGATCTAACTTTACACAAATAACTGGTGATGTTGAAAAGATTGTAGTAACCGTTTCTGTTTCTACTTCGCATGGACTTCAGAATGGAGATAGTATTACTTTAGATGTAAAACCAAATCTTTCTGTTGGTATAGGAACCTCTACATCAGTTCGTGTCATCTATAATACCGAGATTGGCAATATTGTCATAAACCCAATTGGATTTAATTCTACTGGAATCAATTCAACAACCAATGAAATCACTATTACCGATCATGAATTAAAAACTGGAGATAAAATCCTTTATGAAAATGGTCCTTTAAGTGGAATTGAATATTTTGTTTCTAAAGTCAATAAGAACAAAATTAACTTATGTGAAAGTTATTTTGATTCTCAACAAGTTCCTCCATCTATTGTTAGTTTTGCATCAACTGGAGGTCTAAATCAAAAATTATCTCTTATTAATCCACGATTAAATTTAATTGAAAATAATAACTTAGTATTTGATCTTTCTGATACAAGTTTAGTTGATTATAATTTAAAACTATATACAGATTCTCAATTTAAAAATGAATTTGTATCCACAGGATCTACAACTTCATTTAGTTTATCTGGAGTAGGCACTGTCGGACTTGGAACCACTGCAACACTGACTTTAGAATATGATCTTGCAGTTCCAGAGGAATTGTATTACAATCTAGAAAAAAATGGAGTAATATTAAATCCAGACACTGATGTTCAGAAAAATTCCAGTATTCTATATAATGCCAGTGTTTATAACAATACTTATAGTATAAGTGGTGTAGGAACAACAACTTTCAATTTAAATATTGATAAAAAACCCGAGAGATCTTCGTATATCTCTACTGATTGCGATACTCTAGAATATTCTACAACATCGATTTCTACAACTGGATCTGTTAAATCACTAAGTGTTTTATCTTTTGGATCTGGATATAAAGAATTCCCAATTTTAAAATCCACAAATTCTGCTTCTGGTTCTGATTTAATTGTCAACTTGGAATCAAGTGCACTTGGTTTAGTAAAAGAACAAAGAATTTTAAATAATAGATTTACTTATTCTTCTGATAAAACACTAAGACCTGAAGTTAGTGCATCTCCAAGTTTAACATTAAAAGACTCTAATACCATAGACACTCTGACAATTTTAAATGGTGGAGATGGATATACTGAAACTCCAATATTAACTCTTGTAGATTCCACCACAAGAAATGTTATTAATTCTGGTTTATTGAATGCAAATATAACAGGATCTTCTCTTTCCTCTGTAGATATTGAAATTTCTCCAAAAGGATTGCCTGATAACGGTACAGAAATCTTTACCACCAATAATACAAACGGTGTTGCTGTTGTTAAAGTAGAATCTTCAAATATTGGCATATTTACATGCTTTATATCGACACCAGCTAGTGGATCATTTACAGTTGAACCATTTGCAGTAGGTGATCTTGTATATGTTGAAGGAATTCAAAAACTCGGCAGTGATGGTGATGGATTTAATTCAGAAGATTATGGATTTAAATTTTTCAGGGTAAGCAATTATGATAATAGTCCTCCGGATAGTGTTAATAATAAAGTAACATTTGATATATCCGGATTAACTACAAACACTGGTATTGCAAAGACTGTTCAAGATTTTAGTGGAGTTTTAATTAATGAAAATGATTACCCATCCTTTAAACTAACCCAGAAACAATCTACATTCTTAGTTGGAGAAACCTTATCCTCAAATAGTCAACTTATAGGTTTGACAGTTGTAGAAAGTAATGGAAATCAATTAAAAGTTTCTGGACTATATGAATTGTCTGTTGGAGAAATTATTACTGGAACCGCATCTGGTAATATTGCTACTATAGAAAAATTAACTGCTAATGAGGCAGTTTTTGATGTAAGTTATTCTAACTTACAAAATATTGGATGGGATACTGAAACAGGAAAATTAAGTGAAGATTATCAAGTCACTTCAGATAATAATTATTATCAAAATCTTTCATATTCGATAAAAAGTTCAGTAACATACAAAGATCAACAATCTCCGGTAGAAAACTTAGTTCATACTAGTGGATTAAAGAACTTTGCAGATACTCAAGTATCCAAATCTGTTAATGCAGAATTAGCAAAGGTTAGTGATGGATTCACTATTGTTTATGATGTAATTGATCAAAAGAGAGTAGATACTGTTAATAATTTTGATAATGTTGTTGATAGTGAAGTTGTTAATGAAAAATCAAAATTCTTAAGATTTCAAAATAGGAGATTGACCAATTATACTGATTTAAAAAATCTCAATGTATTAAGTATTGATGATATCAGTAATCAGTTCTCGAATTTTGAAGGTGAAAATACTGAATTTTTATCGATAGAAGAAACTGATGATGCATTATATAATAATTATCTGTTTAGAGTTGTCAGTGAAGATGGCAGTCAAATACAATTAACAGATGTAACTACATTAAGTACTGGAAAGGAAAGTGTCATTGTTGAAAATGAATCTCTACAAAATTCAGACCTTCCATATGGATCCTTCGATTTATTTGAAAATGAATTTAATGAAACTTTCTTAAGATTTGTTCCCGTTGATCCTTTTGACACAAACTATGATATTAAATTAATCAAACAAACTTTCAATTCAGATACCGCTGGTGTAGGAACATTATCTGTTGGATTTGTAGATTTAACTGGATCTATAATTTTAGAAAACACTTCTGTTGGTATAGGATCAACTACAATCATTTCATTAAATTCTAGCAATTTTGAATCTCTTTATGTTAATGCACAAGTAATTGATACTGATACGAATGATATGAATTATGTGAGATTATATATCGCACATAATGGTACAAATACTTTCATGTCCGAGTATTATATTGATAATGAGTTGAAGAACACATCAGGAAATCAAATTGGTATATTCACTTGTACTGACTTAGGAGGTGGAGTTTTATCATTAGTGCATGAAAATACTTCTCCCAATGAACTTAAGATAAAAACGAATATTGTTGGATTCGGAACAACTAACCCAACTGGAGCAGGAACATTTAGATTTAAATCTAATGATCAATCAGATGGACAGGAAAGAAGTGCAATTTATCAATCTAATTTCCAAACTACTGTTTCTTTAGCATCCACAACTATTCATACTTTAGATAAGACATTATTCGATGCATCAAAATCTGTAGTACAAGTCAGTATAGGCTCTAGTAAAGCACTTCATCAAGTCATGATGATATTTGATGGAACTGATGTTTATACTCAGCAGTTACCTTTACTCTCAGTAGATTCTACCGAAAATACTTTAGACACTTTATCTGGTATCGGAACATTTGGTGGAGAAGTCTCTGGTAGTAATTTGATATTGAAGTTTTATCCAGATGATCAAACTCAACAAACTGATATTGAAACCTTCAGTAAATCATTGTATACCGGAACAGATATTCTTAACAACTATAATGATTTAACATATGGATCTATTACTGAAAGTATTGATGAAAAATTCTATAATGCAATTAATGGTGAAAGAATTAATAGAAAGAACTTTAAACTGAACACAAACAATACACCAATATTCTCAAAACAATTTAATCCAAATTCAGTATCTTTAGCAGCAACCACTGGAATATTTACTATTGAAGATCATTTCTTCTACACTGGTGAAGAATTAATTTATACTCCAAACTCCACAATCGTTGGTGTTGGCACTAGTGCCATGATGACAAGTGCTACTGATCTTTTACCAAGTTCAGTATTTGCTATTAAACTCACCGAAGATACTTTTAAAGTTGCAACATCAACTTCAGATGCAATAAGTGGAATTGGAACAACATTTACTTCTTTAGGAGAAGGAAATGCTCATAGATTTACCATGAAGAAGAAAAATTCTAAGTGTATTATTACTGTTGATGAATTGGTTCAATATCCAATTGCATATACTGGAATAACGCATACTTTATCGGGAAATATTGGAGGTACACTGGGAGTTAGTACTACCTTTGTTTCTTTAAGTGGAATTTCAACAATCAATATAAAAGACATATTGTATATTGATGATGAGTTTATGGGTATAGTTAACGTTGGACTTGGAACTACAAATATTGGTCCAATTATTAATAGTGGAAGTATAAATCTCGTCGAAGTTGAAAGGGGATTTGTTGGATCTTCTGCAACATCTCACTCAGACTCTACTGTGGCAAGAATTTACAAAGGAGCATTTAATATTGTAAATGATGAAATTCATTTTGCAGAAGCACCTAGAGGAAATCCTCAAATTGATAAAACTAAATTTAATTTAGATTTTGAAACATCTTCATTTACCGGAAGAACATTCTTAAAATCTATTGTTGATGATGGTGGTAATTTGCGAGATACTAATAAAGTTTATGATAATATATCCGATCAATTTACAGGAATAGGAAGAACATTTACATTAACTGTTGGTGGAGCAAATACTACTGGTATTGGAACTACAGGTGGAAGTGGTCTTGTCTTTATTAATAGTATCTATCAATCACCAAAAACTGCAAATAATCCTACTATATTCAATTATGAAATTAATGAGGATAGTTCTGCAGGAATAACAACTGTAGAATTTTCTGGAATAACAAAACCAAATATAGATCCTATAGAATTTGTAACCTCTGATACTGATATTAACCTTAATGAAACTCCAAGAGGTGGAATTATAGTTTCACTTGGATCTACTCCTGGACTTGGATTTGCACCACTTGTAGGTGCTTCTGTAACTGCTGTTGTCGGTGCTGGAGGTAGTTTTGTATCAGTAGGATTAGGAACCACTGATAACTTAGGATCTGGATATAATGGATTAGTTTCTATTGGAGTAACTGTATTAGACATAGAGTATGATCATAGATTTGTAAGTGCTGGAGTAAATTCAATCACAGATAATAATGGTGGAACTCATACTGCAACAGATGCTACTTATAATTCTAGAACTGGTGATTTAGTTCTGACTATTCTTAATCATGGATTAACAACATCAAATACGATTGGTGTTGCTACAGAATCATTGACATTCACCTGTTCTAAGGATGATCATGCAACAAATCACCCATATCCAAGGGCAATATCAAAAACAAAATTGAGAAGAGGACAGTCAGGAGGAGACCCAATTCATAATCAGCAAGTAGCAATTGCAGCAACAACAGTGAATACTATCCAAATTGGTGTAGGAAGTGGTGGTGGTGCCGGTACAGGAGCAGTAGTTTCAGTCAATTCTATAGGAATTGGTGGAACTTTATCATTTAATGTTGGTTCTGCTGGAACCAATTATGTAAATCCGGAAGTATATGTTTCTGATCCATCATATGAAAACCTCCCTGTTACTGGAGTTTCTAGACTTGGAGTTGGAGCAACAACAGATGCGGGAATTGGATTATTATTAGATGTCAAAGTTGGTGGATCTTCTACAAGTGTAGGAATAGGATCTACTCATTTTGAAGTAACAGAGTTTAAAATTTCAAGACCAGGATATGCATTCCAAAAAGGTGATGTATTTGAACCAGTTGGTTTAGTTACGGATTCTAGGTTATCCTCTCCAATATCCAATTTTGAACTTACTGTACTCGAAACATATTCTGACAACTTTGCTGCTTGGGAATTTGGAGAACTTGACTATATTGATTCTATTAGTCAACTTCAAGATGGAACTAGAACTAGATTCCCTCTTCAATATAATGGAGAACTTTTAAGTTTCGAAGCCACCGAGACAGAACCAGTTAAAAATAATATGAATAATGTATTGATAATATTCATAAATGGTGTTCTTCAAAAACCTGTAACTAACTATGTGTTTGAAGGTGGAACCTCATTTGTGTTTACAAAAGCACCTTTATTTGAAGATGAAGTTGAAATTTATTACTATAAGGGTCTTAAAGGTACAGATGCTCAACAAAATGATAATGTCAAACCAACCATAGAACCTGGTGATATTGTTCAAGTCAATAGTAACAATACTATCCCAAATACGATAACACAAGAACAGAGAACGGTTTATGATTTAACGACTTCTGATACAGTCGAAACTAATCGTTATGCTGGTATTGGAATTGATGATCAAAATCAAAAACCAGTTTCATGGACTAAACAAAAAATAGGTAAAAAAATTAATGGTGAGTTTATCTCTAAAACTAGAGATTCAATAGAACCTTTAATTTTCCCAACCGCAAAAATTATCAAAGATGTATCAACAACTGATACTGAAGTGTTTATTGAAAATTCAAAACTGTTTAGTTTCGAAACGGATAACACTGGTTATACTGATGATTCGACTCCATGCAATGCTTTAGTTATAAATGGAATTTCAACAACAGGGTTTACAACTGGATTGGTTGAAAATATCACAGGATTTAGTGCTATAAGTGGTGCTTCTGGAATTGTTACTGGGATTGGAGTAACTGGAGGTGGATCTGATCCATTATCTATCACATTCTCGATTATAGATACTGATTTGACACTCAGTGGTATAGAAACAGGATATCCTATTTACATTAATGAAACTAATGTTGGTAATGGAGTAACTGCAATTGATACCAGTGGTTCAGATTCTAATGTTATTGGTATCGGAACTACGTGTTTAGATAGCATTTATTATATTGCTGATTGGAGTTCTACCCAATTGATAACAAATGTACATGTAGGAGTTATAACTTGCTATGTACACTCTGATGTAAATACTGTTGGAATTGCCACTACTGGAAGTCATCCAAACGATCTTGTTGGAAGATACTCTTGGGGTAAATTGTCAGGTGGAACAAGATCTTCAAATCCAATATCTATTGGTGTTACTGAAAATATCATTTCTGGATTATCAACATATCCAACAATTCAAAGAAGAGGTGTTGGAATTAGAAAAACTGGAGCTCTTCCCAAAAGAGAATCTTAATTACATCGTATAAATATCTAAAAAACTATCAATATGGCTGCATTCGTAACAGATCAATTTAGAATATTGAATGCTGGTTCTTTTGTAGAGTCTATCAGTAATAATTCTTATTATGCCTTTTTAGGACTATCAAATCCAACATTGCCAAATCCTGGATTTGGTAGAACTACTAATTGGGACACCAGTACAACCAATAATCCTATAGATAATTTACAATATTTGTCTCATTATAGAGATACTAGTTTGTTTGGCAGAAAAATTACTGCAGAAAATGCTAGAAGAGTTGTAAGAAGGATAGATTGGGTTAAAAATAATTCCTTTGATATGTATAGGCATGATTATGGACAAGGTAATCCTTCCCCAGTTAATAAGGCTCTAACATTATACTCCGCAGAATATTATGTAATCACTGATGAATTTAAGGTTTATATCTGCCTTGATAATGGAAGTTCAGGAGTATCACCTACTATTCAAAGATCAACTGAAAAACCAACACATACTGGGACGCAAGCCGCCATACTGGGTGATGGATATAAGTGGAAGTATTTGTTTACAGTATCACCAGCAGATGTTATTAAATTTGATTCTACAGAATTTATTGTTGTTCCGAATGATTGGGCAACTACAACAGATTCTGATATTCAAATAATCAGAGATGGTGGAAATTCTGACAGTAATGATAATCAAATTCAAACGGTATATATTGAAAACGGTGGAGATGGATATCAAGATCAACCATTTTCTGCTGATATTATAGGTGATGGAACTGGAGGAATAGTAAATATAGAAACAACTAATAATAAGATAACCAAAGTATCAGTGACAGCAGGAGGAAAGGGATATACTTACGGAACTATTGATTTGAGTGGTCGATCTGGAAGTGGTTCAAAATTGATTCCAATTATCCCTCCTTCTAAGGGTCATGGTCACGATATTTACACAGAATTAGGAACTGATAAAGTATTATTATATGCCAGATTTGATGATTCGACTAAAGATTTTCCTACAGACACAAAATTTGCTCAAGTTGGTATTATAAAAAATCCACAGACTTTTGGAGAAGGAACAACTTTTACTGGTAATGAATTTTCATCACTTTTTGCTATTAAGTTAACTAGTGAAGTAACACTTAATGTCGGAGAAACTATAGAACAATCTGTAACTACTAATAATGTTACAACAGTTGCAAAAGGATATGTAGCTTCTTACGATAAAGAAACTAACATTGTAAAATATTATCAAGATAGATCTTTATGTTTTGGTAACAAAGTAGATCAAACACACAATGATTTGACCTCTGCTATTGTGGGATTTAGTACTGCTGTTTCTTCTTTAAGCACCGGAACTATAGATACAAGTTTTAGTGGTAGTGTGGTGACAATTAATTCTAAGCAAATTAATTTAGGAGTTAATTTTGAAAATGGACTTGCAAATCCTGAGATAAATAAAAAGACAGGGGATATAATTTACATCGACAATCGACCCGAAGTTCAAAGAGACTCTAGGCAAAAAGAAGACGTTAAAATCATTCTGGAATTCTAAAAAAAGATGGCACAAAAAACAGACTTAAATATTAGCCCATATTATGATGACTTTGATAAAAGTAAAAACTTTTATAAAGTTCTATTTAAACCAGGATTTCCAGTTCAGGCTAGAGAATTAACTACCCTCCAGTCTATTTTACAAAATCAAATAGAATCATTCGGAAGTAATATTTTCAAAGAAGGTTCTATGGTTCTTCCAGGAGCCATAACTTTTGATAATGAATATTCTGCAGTAAAATTGAATGCCATCAATTTAGGAATAGATATCTCAGTTTATATTAATAATACCATTGGAAAAACTATAACAGGACAATCTTCTGGAGTAAGTGCTACTATTAAAAATGTTGCATTTACGACGGATAGTGATGAAGTAGATAATTTAACGATTTATGTAAAATATTCTAATGCAGGTAATGATTCTGAGACAATTACTTTTACACCTGGAGAACAGTTAACAGCATCCGAAAATATAACCTTTGGAAATACTGTTATTAATTCTGGAACAGTATTTGCTTCCGTCTTAGAGCAAGATGCAATATTTACTGGTGCTGCTGCATCTATTGATAATGGAGTTTACTTTGTAAGAGGAAATTTTGTCAATGTATCTAAACAAACTCTGATATTAGATTATTATACAAATACTCCATCTTATAGAGTTGGATTAAAAGTAAGTGAAACTACAGTAAATGCCAAAGATGATGATTCTTTGTATGATAATGCGAAAGGATTTACAAACTTTGCAGCACCTGGTGCAGATAGATTTAAGATTGATTTGACCTTAGTCAAAAAATCTTTAACAGATTTTAATGACACAGACTTCATAGAAGTTCTTAGAGTTGATGATGGAAAAATAAAGAAAGTAGTTAATAAAACAGTTTATAATATTATTAGAGATTACATTGCAGAAAGAACTTTTGATGAATCTGGACATTATACTGTAGACGAATTTAGAGTAAATGTTTTAGAATCTTTGAATGATAGAATTAATAATGATGGTTTATTTTTAGAAAACGAACTTACAGAAGAATTAAATACTCCATCTGATGATTTAATGTGTGTTCAGGTATCACCTGGAAAAGCATATGTATCTGGATATGATGTTCAACTTGATGCAGCAGTAACTTCTGATGTTGAAAAACCAAGAGACACTGAAAATATATCAAGTATTAATGTTCCCTTTGAAATGGGGCATCTTTTAAGAGTTAATAATGTTGCTGGTGCACCAAAAGAGCATGATATTATAACTTTAAAAACACAATTAAAGGGTGATGGTGGTGGAACTGTTGTTGGACAAGCAAGGGCATATACATTCAACTTAACAGATGCTGCATACTCTGGTGCGGCAACACAATGGGATTTGTATCTTTATGATGTTCAAACTTATACATCCCTAACATTTAATAAAAGTGTATCTGCCTCAGAAATTCCGCAGACATCTTTTATAAAAGGTAAAAGTAGTGGAGCAAGTGGTTTTGCAGTTGCAGCAGGTGCTAATAGTGCTGAATTGAATATTTACCAGACATCAGGAACTTTTGTTGCTGATGAGGAATTATTAGTTAATGGTGTTGATGCATCACTAACCTTAAAAGGTTTTATTGTTTATGGTATTAGAGATATCAAATCTGTAGCACAAAATGCATCTGGATTCCCGGTATTTACAGCAGATACTGTTCTTAGTTCTAGAAAAATTGCAGGTGTCACTGAAGCAACCTTAAGTTCATCAACATTCACAAGTCCAGGTAATCTTTTTACCGGCATTAAAGTAGGTGATATTATTAAATATACCGCAACAAATGCAGATCCTCAATATAATAGAGTTACTTCAGTAGATGGGAATCTAACATCAATAGATGTTACTGCTATCAGTTCTAGTAGTGTATCTGGCGTTTATGATAAAGATAAAGTAGCTGGAACATATAATATCGAACTTGCAGTTCCAGAACTGAGAAATAATGAAAATGCTTCTCTGTTTGCAAGTCTTCCAGATTCTAATGTTGCTTCGGTAAATCTTTCCAATTCTCAGTTGTCCATAACAAGACAACTTACGGGTCAGACAACAGATGGAAATGGAATACTAACATTTAATTTAGCTAGTGTTGGACTTAGTAGTGCGTCTTACCAAGCATTTGACCAGGAAAGATATTCTGTCCACTACAATGGTGGTGGCATTGGAACAATAACATCCGATACTTTCACTTTAAGTGGAAATGTAGTAACTATTGAAGGTCTAACACCAAGTCAAAGTAGCAATGTTGTTGTAAATGCAACTCTTATAAAGAATGGTATTCAAAGTAAAATTAAGCAACATACAAGAAGTGCTTTAGATACTGTAGAAAAATCAATACTTGTTCAATCTAATGTAGCAACAGATGGTTTATCATATAACCAATATTATGGATTAAGGGTTCAGGATGATAAAATCTCTTTGAATGTTCCTGATGTATCTAAGATTCTTGCAGTATACGAATCAACAAACCTTTTAGATCCTACTTTAGATGCACTTAAATTCTCATCAATATCTCAAGTAAAAACTAATTCTATTATAGGGGAAGATATTATTGGATCTGATAGTGGTGCATTAGCAAGAATTGTTACAAACAACATTTCTACATCACCACTTACTGGAAATGACGATACACTTGGAATCGTTTATTTGAACGATCAAACATTCACTCCAGGAGAAAATGTAGTATTCAAAGAGTCTAATATAATTTCGACATTAGAATCAATAACTCTCGGAAAATATAAAAATATTACGAATAATTTTACTCTGGATAAAGGTCAAAGAGACGAATACTATGATTATTCAAGATTGGTTAGAGTTGGAACTCAAGTTCCAGAAAAGAGACTTTTAATTGTATATGATCACTACACGGTTGCAAATACAGATAATGGTGATGTTTTTACTGTTCTCAGTTATGATGCGGAAAGATTCACCAAAGATATTCCTCTCATAGGATCAAAAAATGTCAGAGCTTCCGATACTCTTGACTTCAGACCTAGAGTACCAACATTTGATCCAACAACAACTAAATCTCCATTTGATTTTGCCTCAAGAATTTTTGCTACTGGTGATCCGAAATTCACATTAAAACCTGGAGAGGGATCATTAATCGGATATGATTTTTATCTGCCTAGAATTGATAGAGTATATCTTGATAAATTTGGAAGTGTTGTTGTAAGAAAAGGTGTTTCTGCTGCAGATCCAGAACCACCATCAAATGAAGATGGTGATTTGATGCAATTAGCACAAATTAATCTTCCTGCTTATCTGTATGATACTGATGAGGTTGTTATATCTTCAATAGACAATAGAAGATATACTATGAGAGATATTGGTAATCTCGAAGATAGAATTGAAAACTTGGAAAGACTCACATCTTTAACTTTACTAGAACTTAACACAAAAACTTTAAAAGTTGAAGATTCTAATGGAAACGATAGATTTAAGAGTGGAATATTTGTAGATAATTTTAATAATAGTGATTTATCTAATAAAAATCTGACAACTGCTAATATCGGCAACGGAGAACTAAGACCATTTACATTTAGAAACACTTTACAGCAAAGAGCAGTCCCTGCTGTGGAAGTACCAGAAAGTCAATTAGATTTATCACAAAATTATGAACTATTAGATCCAAACGTACAAAAAACTGGAAATGCTGTCACTTTAAAATATGATTCTGTAGATTGGTTAAGTCAATCTCTTGCTACTACAGTTGAAAATGTCAATCCATTCCATGTTGTTGAATATAATGGAATAATTACACTTTCTCCAAATACAGATACATGGATAAGGACTATCAGTCTTCCACCTCGTGTAGTAAATGTAACGATTAATAGAACAGTCAATAGATCACAAGAAAGAACTAGTGCTAGAGATAGAGTTATAGAATTGACTCCAGATGAATTTGATGAATTTACATCAACATCGGAAGTAGTTGGAAGAACAACTAATACTAATACTACTAGTAATACTGTTTCTGATGTCAGAACTGTTCTTGTTTCTTCGGGGGCAGAAAAATATGTTCGTTCTAGGAATGTTGCTTTCTTCGGAACTCTTTTCAGACCTCTTTCAAGACATTATCAATTCTTAGATAATCATAGTAATGTAACATTTATTCCAAAACTTGTAGAGATTGCAAATTCTCCAACTTTAACAAATTCTGGTTCTTCCAATGATTCTTTCCAGGCAGGAGAAACTGTAAGAGTATTTACTGCAGGAAACAGAATAGGAACTTTTAGATTAGCAACATCAAATCATAAAACAGGTGCATTTAATTCTCCAATCTCCATACCAGGATCAGTCGTTACATATACCACCAACCCATATGCACCAGATGAAAATATACCTTCAGGATATAGCCAATCCTCTAAGACTATAAACATTGATTTAAATTCATTGGCAGCAGAAGATCAGGGAAGTTTTAGTGGATATTTTGAAAAAGGTTCAAAAATAGTTGGACAAACTAGTGGTGCTATCGCATATGTAAAAGATTTGAGACTTATTTCTGATGTTAATGGAACTTTATTTGGTTCATTCTTCATAAAAAATCCTCATACAGATCCTGCTCCAAATCCTAGAATTCTTACTGGAAGAAAAACTTATAGATTATCCAGTAGTGCTACAAATGAAAAACCACTTCCTGGTAGCAAACTAATTTCTGCTGGAGATTCTACTTATACAGCAAACGGAACTTTGAGGCAGGTAGAGCAAGTAACTACACTTACCAAAACAGTTACTTCTACTATAACTACGATTACAACCAGAAGAAATGTAAGGGCACGTAGAGTAGATCCACTAGCACAAAGTTTTGTTGTTGGTAGGGATATTGATGCTCCAACTGGGTTTGGTGATACTGATGACGATAATGGAGTATTTGTAACTAAGGTAGATTTATTCTTCTCATCAAAACCAAGTGGAGGTCAACCACTTACAGTTGAAATGAGAACTGTGGAATTGGGTATACCAACATTAGATATTGTAGGTGAACCAAAAACAATAACACCTGATCAAATAGCAACCTCAGCAGACGGAAAAACTGCAACTACGGTTGTCTTTGATTATCCAATTTATCTTCCACCCGGACAGGAATATGCAATAGTTCTACTTGCTCCAAACTCCGATCAATATGAAGTTTGGACAGCAAAAATGGGAGAAACAACTATTGAAACTAAGGATCTCCCTCCTACAGAATCTATAAGATATACCAAGCAATTTGCTCTTGGAAGTCTTTTCAAATCTCAAAATGGATCAGTATGGACTCCTGCTCAAGAGTCAGATCTTAAGTTTAAACTCTATAAGGCAAAATTCACCGCAGATGTGGGTATTGTTCATTTTGCAAATCCACCTCTTGATAGTAGTAATGGATATATTCCTACTCTTGATCAGAATGCATTAACAGCACTATCAAAAAATGTAACACTTGGTATTACTACAATTACTCCTGCAAATGATTCTACACTGGTTGGAATTTTGACCGCAGGTAGAAGAATTGCTGGTGCAGGAAATAGTTTTGGAACCATTGTTTCTACAGGAAGTAGTGCTACTGGTGCTAGTGTATTGAATGGTGGAGCAAATTATTCACTTCAGACTAATGCTTCTACTATCAATATTTCGGGTAGAGGTAGTGGACTGACTGTAGATATAGGTTCTGTTGGTATCGGTAGTAGTATTACCTCCGTTTCTGTTAATAATAAAGGATCAGGATACAAAACTGGAGATACTGTTTCAATTGTTAATGGTGCCAATACATCAGGTAGAAATGCAATCATCAGTATTTCTGCTAGTGGTCATGTTGACAAATTATTCCTTAGTAATGTTCAAGGTTCAATTCCACTTGGAGATTTAGTCTATTTTGATGATACAAATGCCAAAGTTTCTCTTGGTAATACTGATGTTACATCTTCAACCGAAGATTCGGGAATTAATTCTGGAAATTATTTCCAAGTTCAACACTTTAATCATGGAATGTATGCAAATAATAATAAAGTTCTATTAAGTGATATTTCTTCAGATACAGCACCCGCAGTATTAACGTCCAATCTTAGTGCCACATCTTCATCTAGTACAACTATTTCAGTTGACGATTCAACAGTATTTACTACTTTTGAAGGACAACCTGTTAACACTAACAATCTTGGATATGTTAAAATTGGTGATGAAGTTATTGCGTATGAGAGTGCAGCAGGCAATCTATTAACTATCAACTCAAGAGCAGTAGAAGGAATTGCAGAGGATCATGCAATTAATGACACAGTAATGAAATATGAGTTCAATGGACTTTCATTGAGGAGAATTAATAATGTAGTTCATGATATTTCTGATATTGGAATTGAAAGTGATTCATACTATATTGAAGTTGATAGATCTACAAATGGAATTGATAGGTCTACAAACGGTTCATTGCCACAAGCATCGTTCTCAACATTATTGATTGGTGGTGGAAATAATATTAAAGCATCAGAAAATATCATGTTCAATAGAATTAATCCTAGATTTGATATTATTTCTCCAGGAAGACAAACTTCTGTAACTTCCAATATTAGAACTACATCAGGAACTAGTATAGATGGAAATGAAGTTTCATTCAATCTTGAAAATACTATTCAAGAAGTAACACCAAATAGAGAGAATGATTTAACTTCTGTTCGTATGGTTGCTTCTAGAGTTAATGAACTAAATCAATCACAATTTACTAATGTATCTGGAAAGAGGTCATTTAATTCTATCTTAACATTTAATACTACCGATGAAAATCTTTCTCCAATAGTATTTACAGATACCTCTACTGTTGAATTCATCTTAGATGATATTAATAGACCAATAACAGATTATGCTACAGATTCTAGAGTAAATTCGATATCAAATGATCCACATGAAGTAATTTATGTTTCAAATACAGTAAATCTTGCACAACCAGCATCTTCGTTGAAGGTTCTATTAACAGCATATAAACCAAAAGTAGCAGATATAAGAGTTCTTTACAGTTTAATCAGAGAGGATTCTTCGGAAATAGAACAATCATTTGAATTGTTCCCAGGATTTGATAATTTAGAGTTAACGTCTTCAGGTGAATTAAAAGTAGTTAATCCTAAGTTGAATGATGGAAGATCTGATTCTAGAGTTCCTCCAAGTGAAAAAGGTCAATTCTTAGAGTATGAATTTACTGCAAATGATTTAGGAGATTTTAGTGGATATGCCATTAAGATTGTTATGTCATCAACCGATCAGGCAAATTCTCCGATAATCAGAGATCTTAGGACTTTAGCAGTTAAATGACAAAATTAACAAAAGTTAAAGATCATCCTCATCTTTATCGAGATGAGGATAGTGGTGCAATTTTAAATTATGACACTATTGGGTATAATCAAAGATTGAAAAAAATTGAGTTGGAAAAATCTCAAAAACAAGAGTTAGATGATATGAAAAAAGATATTGAAGAAATCAAAGAGTTGTTAAAACAATTCCTAAATAAATGATTGCCTGGTGAAATGATATAAATATCTAGAGGTATATTAGCATCAATAATAATGGCTGTTTATGTATCCAATATAGTGATTGAAAAGGGATTTGATTTTGATACATCTTTCCAATTGGAGGATACTAGAACAAATGCACCTTTAAACCTCAGTGATGCCTCTACAACGGCACAAATGAGAAAACATTATGGAGCATCTACATCGGTATCTTTTGCATCTACAATCACTAGTCCGGATCAGGGAATTATTTCAATTTCAATGACTGCAAATCAAACAGTCGATTTGAAACCAGGAAGATATGTATATGATGTAAAAATTTTAAATGCTGGTAGAGAGTATAAAGCTGTCGAAGGCACAGCACTACTACGAGGGGGAGTAACTAGGTAATGCCCAATATTAACGACAGAATTGGTTCTCAGAACGTCATTCGTGTATTATCTAATGCTTCTGCACCACCAACACGAATAGTTAATTTAACTGACGTAGAATCGAGTAGAAAAACTGAAGATGGAATGCTCCTGGTATGGGATGTATCCACAGAAAAATTCTTCATGACAGATGCGATCGATTCCGCATCTTTAACTGTTACTGGTATTGCAACATTTTCTAATATAACTCAATCGAGTTCAATATCCACCGGAGCATTAGTTGTTAATGGTGGTGTTGGAATTGCAAAAGAAGTACATATCGGAGAAGGGATTACAGTTGCAGGGATTTCAACCTTCTCATCTGCCTTAGATATAAATGCTGCTGTTGATATTTTAAATGGATTAAAGGTAAATCAAACCTTTGAATCTGTTGGAATTACTACTTTAGCATCCTCTGGTGGTATTACTACTACTGGTGGTAATTTGTTTGTTGGTTCCAATTTAACAGTAGCAAGCAACCTTAAAGTTGACGGAACATCAGAATTTATTGGAAATGCCACCTTCAGGGGAGGCACTATTGGTATTGGTGATTCTACCGGTGATGATATTGATGTTGGTGGTGAGTTTGTATCTAACTTAGTACCAAATACTGATAATACTTATGATATTGGTATTACCACTCAAAGGTGGAGAGATGGGAAGTTTGCTGGTCTCGTAACATCAACAACTTTAAATGTCTCAAGTGTTGCAACCCTCAATAATTTAAACGTCACAGGTGTTGCAACCTTCAGTAATGTAGACCTCAATGGTAATGTAGATATTGATGGAGATACTGAACTTGATAACTTAAATGTTTCTGGACTATCAACCTTTGCTGGTACTGCCGATTTTAACGGAATTTTAGATACTACTGGTGGAAGAATAGTTGGAGCTGCAACTAGTAATGTAATTCCATTTCTTTATAGTGCCTTATCAGATCTTCCTAGTGCTGCAACATATCACGGTGCATTTGCTCATGTTCATGCGACTGGCAAAGCATACTATGCTCATGCAGGAAATTGGTGGGAATTAGTTAATAGAAATTTAGACGGAACAGTTGGTACTGGAACTGATACTTATAATATAGGAACTCTCGGAGTTACTGGATTATCAACCTCTCAAAATTTAACTGTTGTAGGTTTAACTACACTTGGTGCTGCCGGTTCTTCTGGTATTACTACAACACTTGGTGATCTTTATGTTGGTGGTGACCTTTATGTTAACGATGATATAACTCTAGACGAAGTTACTTTAAGAAATGCTGATATCACTGGTATTGCAACGATAGGAACTCTTGGAGTTACTGGATTAACTACTACACAAGATCTAAGAGTTGCCGGTCTATCAACTTTTGTTGGGATTGCAACTTTTTCAACCAATGTTTTTGTTGCAGGAACACTTGATGCCGGACTTATTGATGGGGGAGAATTCTAATGGCAAAACCAACTACCAGAGAAGAATTGAAGGAGTATTGTCTCAGACAACTTGGTGCTCCTGTTTTAGAAATTAATGTTGCTGATGAGCAGGTTGAAGACCTACTTGACGATACTTTACAATATTTTAATGAGAGACATTATGATGGTGTAGAAAGAATGTATCTTAAGTATAAGGTATCTCAGGATGATATTAACAGAGGAAAGGCAAGTGGAACAGATGGTATTGGTATAACAACCACAACCGGAACCTCAAATATTGTTGGATTCGGAACAACAACATTTAATTTCTACGAAAATTCAAATTATATTCAAGTTCCTGATTCTGTAATTGGTGTAGAAAAAATATTTAAGTTTGATACTAGTAGCATTTCTGGAGGAATGTTCAGTATCAAATATCAGTTGTTCTTAAATGATTTGTATTATTTCAATTCTGTTGAGTTATTACAGTATGCCATGACAAAGACTTATCTTGAGGATATAGATTTCCTTCTTACCACAGATAAGCAAATAAGATTTAATAAGAGACAGAACAGATTATATCTTGATATAGATTGGGGTGCTCAAACTAAAGATACATTCTTTGTTATTGATTGTCAGAGAGCATTAGATCCAAATGATTTTTCAAAGGTATTTAATGATAGTTTTGTGAAAAGATATCTTACTTCTGCAATTAAAAAACAATGGGGACAAAATTTAATTAAATTTCAAGGGGTAAAACTTCCTGGTGGAATTGAATTAAATGGTAGACAATTATATGATGATGGACAAAAAGAATTGGATGAAATAAAACAGAGAATGGCAATGGACTATGAAATGCCACCTCTTGATCTTATTGGTTAATAGTCATGTCGTTAAATCCATTTTTTCTTCAAGGATCTCCAAACGAACAATTTCTTGTTCAAGATCTTATTAATGAGCAACTAAAAATTTATGGAGTAGAAGTTTATTATCTACCAAGAAAAATTTTTAAAACTGACAATATAATTCGTGAAATACAATCATCAAAATTTGATGATGTTTTTATGATGGAAGCGTATATCAATAATTATGATGGATATGCTCCTGATAGTGATATTATGACCAAGTTTGGTCTTAGATTGAAAAATGAAATAAGTTTGACTATATCCAGAGAAAAATATGAAGAATTTATTGCACCATTTTTAGAAGGCATTTCTTCTGGTATCAGGGAAGGAAAAATTACTGAATATGATTTTGCAGATTTAATTACAAGACCAAAGGAAGGAGATTTAATTTATTTTCCACTTGGTGAAAGACTTTTCGAAATTAAGAGGGTTGAATCAGAAAAACCTTTTTATCAACTAGGAACAAATTATGTTTATGAATTAAGTTGTGAACTTTATGAATATGAAAATGAACTTATTGATACTGCGATTGAAGAAGTTGATAATACTGTAGAAGATGAAGGATATATTACATCTTTAACTCTTACAGGAGTTGCTGTTACTGCTACCGCAACACCTATTCTTGCAACTGGTGGAGTTTCAGAAGTATTCTTAAATAATGATGGTTTTGGATATACTTCCGCACCAATTGTAACATTTTCGGCACCACAATCTGGAGTCAATACCGCAACTGCAGTTGCCATTACAACCAGTGTTGGAAATGTTCAATCTATAGAAAGAATTGAACTTATTAATGCCGGTATAGGATATACAGTTGCTCCAACAATAACATTTTCTGGTGGTGGAGGTTCTGGAGCAGCTGCTACATGTTCTGTAAATACATCAGAAGAATTTAATATTTTCAGAATTCAAATTGATAATAAAGGAAAGGGATATTCAACTACACCTGATGTAATAATCAGTGGATCTGCTGGTTCTGGAGTAACTGCAACAGCAGTTGCAAATATCTCTAGTAGTGGTGAAGTTGACTCGATTAATTTAACCAAACCTGGTTTTGGATATACAGAAGCACCAACTATTAATATTACAGGACTCTCTACGGTTGGTTTTGGAACATTTGTTTATAATGAAACGATTATCGGACAAACTACAGGTGTAACAGCAGTAGTTAGAGACTTTAGAAGAGACTTTGCTACTAGTACGATAGATCCTCCAATCAACTTAAGAGTGGCACTAAATACTGGTAAGTTTGGTCCAGGTGAAGTTATAGTTGGTTCAATATCATCGGCTAGATATGTTGTTGCAAGTTATGATACGGAAAGTTATGATAACCCATACGACGTTAACGAAGAGATAGAAATAGAGGCAGATAATATTATAGATTTTACAGAGTCAAATCCATTTGGTAGCTATTAATGTTAGGAACATACTTTTATCACGAAATTATAAGAAAAACTATTATTAGTTTTGGAACTTTATTTAATGATATTTCCATTAGACACACAAAGAGTGATGGAACTATTTTGGATGAAACAAAAGTTGGTCTATCTTATGGACCAATGCAGAAGTTCTTGACAAAGATTCAAGAACAAGAACAACTAACAAAATCAATTGCAATTACTCTTCCAAGAATGTCATTTGAGATGACAAGAATTCAATATGATGCAACTAGAAAAACAGGAGTAACACAAACTTTCAAAGCCGTTGATACAACTGATGGCAAAACGAAAAAGGTGTTTATGCCAGTTCCTTATAATATTGAGTTTGAACTTAATATTTTCAGTAAATTAAATGATGATGCTCTTCAAATTATTGAACAGATACTTCCATTTTTTCAACCATCATTTAATCTAACAGTTGATTTAGTAAGTTCTATTGGCGAAAAAAGAGATATTCCAATTGTTCTTGATAGTATTGATTTCCAAGATGATTATGAGGGTTCATTTCAAACAAGAAGAGCACTCATTTATACTTTGAGATTTAGTGCAAAAACTTATCTGTTCGGTCCAATTGCCGAGTCTACTGAAGGTCTTATTCGTAAGGTTCAGGCAGATCTGTATGCTGATACAAATACTCAAACTGCAAAACGTGAGGTTAGATATACTGCTGTTCCAAACCCAATTACTGCAGAACCAGGTGATGATTTCGGATTTACTGAAAACTGGGAATTCTTTGGAGACTCTAAAGATTATAGTCCTACTAGACAAGAGGATATTTGATTATCATGAATAATAATTATGATTCTATAGATGATGCTCTGAATATTGAGAGTGATATTGTAGAAACAAAACCAGTTAAAAAACCAGAGATTGTTAAATCTAAGGAAGATGATATAGAGAAGGATTATACCTATAGTCGTGCGAACCTCTACTCACTCATAGAAAAGGGTCAGGAGGCAATCAACGGTATTATGGAGGTAGCAGGTGAAGGAGGCAGTCCAAGGGCATATGAGGTCGCAGGGCAGTTGATTAAGAGTGTTGCAGATACAACTGATAAACTGATTGATCTACAAAAGAAACTTAAAGATGTTGAAGATGAAGCAAAGAAGACTACTAATAATGTAACTAATAATGCTGTTTTTGTGGGTTCTACTTCAGAACTTCAAAAAATGCTAAAGCAAGGTTTTCTAAATAATAAAGAGTAATTTACTTTTTTATTGATGAAAAAGTGTAAGAAGGGATATTATTACTGTTACACTGATGAAGTGTGTAAACCCATTCCGCAGGGGTTGAGAACTACTGCTAGATTTTCTGGTGGTGGAAAAGAACCAGAAGAAACTGGTATTGGTAAACCTACAAACGGTAACGGAAATGGTAATGGTAATGGCAATGGTTCTGGGAATGGTGGCAATGGGAATGGGGGTGGCAATGGTGGATCCAACGGTGGAGGAGGAATAGGAGAGGGAACTCTTAATAAATGGTTTAAGGGATCCAAATCAAAAGATGGAAAAGGTGGATGGGTCAATGTTGTTACAGGTGGAACCTGTGCAAGTGATGAACCTGGAGAAGGGACACCAAAGTGTGTTTCTTCAGCAAAAAGAGCAAGTATGACAAAAGCAGAAAGAAAATCTGCAGCAAGAAGAAAGAAAGCAGCAGATCCAGGACAACAGCAAAAATCTGGTGCTGCTAAACCAACTTACGTTTCTACAGACAAAAAGAAAATGAAAAAAGAAGAAGTAGAAATTATTGAAGGAAAGGATAAAAAAGGTAAAGGTAGTGGAACGAAAGATGCTTGTTATCATAAGGTCAAGTCTCGTTATTCTGTGTGGCCTTCTGCTTATGCTTCGGGTGCTCTGGTAAAATGTCGCAAAGCCGGTGCTGCTAACTGGGGCAATAGCACTAAGAAAGAGTCATATGAATTATCAAACTGGAGAGATGATTTCAAGGCAACGGAATATGAATTTATTGATCTCATCAAACCAGAACCCATTAAGGGTGGTCAAGAGCAGATTGAAGAAGGACAGAAGTGTTGGAAGGGATATGAGAAGAAGGGCACTAAAAAGATGTTTGGTAAGACCTACAACAACTGTGTAAAGAAAGAAGAAAAAGAATCCAAGATTGGTGGTGGCAACATTAAAAAACTTACTGCAAAAGCAGTAAGAAGAGTTGATGCCGATGTTGATGGTGATGTTGATAGTGTAGATATGAAGTCTTCCGAAACCGGAGTATTTGTTCCATCAGCTGACGGAAAGAAAAAATTAAAACCAAAAGTAAGATTTGAACAATCAGATTGGAGATCAGAACTCGAAGAGAAAAAAGATCCTTGCTGGGATACTCATAAGCAGGTTGGCATGAAGAAAAAAGGTGGTAGAATGGTTCCTAATTGCGTCCCCAAGAACGAAGAAACTGAAGTTCAGGAAGGAGCAGCATGGACAAAAAAGTCTGGTAAAAATCAATCTGGAGGATTAAATGAAAAAGGCAGGAAGTCGTATGAACGTGAAAACCCAGGAAGCGATCTTAAGAGACCTTCAAAGAAAGTTGGGAACCCTCGTAGAAAGAGCTTTTGTGCGAGAATGAAGGGAATGAAAAAGAAACTAACTAGTAGCAAAACTGCTAACGATCCTGATAGCAGAATCAACAAATCTCTGAGGGCGTGGAACTGCTGATAGTTTATGAGTGAAGTATATCTTGGTAATCCTAATCTAAAAAAAGCAAATACACCGATCCAATTCACTGAGGAACAAATTATTGAGTTTCTCAAGTGTAAAGAAGATCCGGTGTATTTTGCTAATAAGTATATTAAAATTGTTTCTCTAGATGAAGGTTTAACCCAATTTCATCCATATCATTTTCAAGAGAAGTTAATTCATAACTTTCATAATAACAGATTCAATATATGTAAAATGCCACGTCAGACTGGTAAATCGACTACAGTGGTATCTTACCTTCTGC